TCATCCTTGACCTCTGTATTTTTTCTTATATAGCTTTGAACCCTTAATACTGCTCATTTTGGTTTTAGCGTGTACACCCTTTCTGCGTACCTTTGGCTTTAATACTTTTATGTAGTCTATTCTCTTAGCCATCTATCGGTATGCAATTAGGTACTTTTTTTCCGTTTTTCATCTTCATACCATATTGGACATATCCTGCTTGGCATGGTTTTTTTAAGCTGTGCTGTTCGCAAGGCATATACCAAGTCTTACCCTCAAACTCGTGTTCGTGGTAACTCTCACATCCTATATCTTTTGCTGCTGCTATTGCTAATTCTTTTGTAGAAAATGCAAGTCTATCATCTATAATAGCCATCTCATCGTTTAGAACCTGAGAAGCTAAATCTATTTCTCCTAATTCTTTTAGTTTGCTTTCAGACCATCGCTTACCTGCTTTACCACCCCATAAAAGATATGAGATAGTACCACACGCTTTACTATCGCTTTCATCGTAGTACTCTTCTGCTCTGCTAAGATATGAGTACATACGTTTAATTGTTTCTTTTGAGATGGGTTTACCTTGTGCAAGTTGTTGCGCTCGTATCTTACCTACATCAGTAGCGCATTTGTTGTTTACTTTTTCGTTAAGTTCGATACCACGCTTAGCGTTATTCTTTACACCACTTGGATAATCAGAGTAGGATTCTAATTCCTCTTTTTGCCCATCTTTGTATCTACCATCTTGCTTAACAACCCTACGAATGTATTTAAGCATATCCTGTGCTTCGTCCTCATCAAAGTCATTGATAGGTTCTTTAGGACGTTCCATCTTGTCAGCGAAATACCCCTCGATCGAGAACCCCTTAATTTTTTTTGTGCGCACATACGATTCCCATATCTCTTCGTTGTTGACTTTTACAGCCCCCATCCAAGTTCCCACAGGTACATTTAGTCCGTACTTTCTGCTTTTGTCGTGTGTTTCGTCCTCTACTATCCAACTCTCTACAAGTGTTAATCCGTTAATGCTATGTTGATGTTCTAATGTTGCTTTATTCTGATTGCCATTCTGTAAGTATAATTGCGATGCCTTTAATACAGTATCTCTTGAAAAGTATATATAATACTCCTCTTCGCCTTTACGTCTGTATATAGGTTTGTTAGGAATTAATAACGCACCAAGTAGGATACGCTTCTCAGTTGATACTTCTGCAAGTTTTATCTCTTCGTTTTTTAGAGCGATAAAATCCTCTTCGATTGCAGGGTTCTCTACGACAGATATCGCTTCAATCCCTGTGATTTCCTGATCATCTAAAATAAGCTCTACAATTCGCATAACTATATATCGTTTAAAATTTGGTTTTTGTATTTTATCCTAATGATGCACCCTTAACAATATTTCTATCTAATTCCTGTGCTGTGCTTACATCGTTTGATACTACAAATGCTTTGACAGGTTGCTGTGCTTGACCACCTATCGCTTCTGCTAATTGGTTTGTATCAGATGCGCCTACAATATTAAACGCAGGGGGTACAGATGGGGGTGCAGGTCTTGATGGACTGCTTATACTCGCACCACCACTACCTATACCTGCTGTCTGTGGGGTTTTTGTAGATTGAATACTTTTTACTGTTTTTAAACCACCTGCCACAGCTGCTGCTGCTGCTGCGATACCCAACGCAGGGCCAACGACAGGTATACCCGCTAAAGATTGATAACTTGACTGCGCACCTTGATAAGTAGAGATTAAAGTAGATGCTATGGCTGCTGCCTTACCTGCTGCTGTTTCTTTACCCAAGTTATTTGCTACATTAGCGAGTGCATTTTGAGCTGCGGCTACTTTTTGTTCTGTTGTTTTTTCATTCCAATCCGCCTGTAACTGTAATCTATTAATTTCAGCTTGTGAAAACTCTTCTGCACCTTTATCCTGCTTTGTAAGTAAATTGCCTTGTATTTCAGTGTTTGTTTCTAAAGATTGTACACCAACAGATGAGATTGTAGATACAGATGTGACCACTCTTCTCGTTGTTGCTTCCACACCATCGCCTATACCCGCTTCTAAGTTAAGTGCAGTTGTAAGAAAATTTTGATATTGTGTTTGTAGCTCCCCTATTAATGTTTTTGATTTGTTTATTGATGTTTGTTGATTTTCAAATGCTGTTTGTGATAAGTTACCTGATGCAGATGCTGCATTGCCAAAACTTGTAAACGCAGTCTTTAAAACATCAAGAGTGCTAATTTGTTCTGTTAAATCTTTTTGTTGTTCTCTAATTATATTTGCTTCCTCTTCTGCAATTATTTTAGCAAATGCTTCTGCTTTAGCTCTCGCTTCCACAGCTTTGATATATGGATCAGTTGCTTCTGTAACTTTTTTAAGTGCATCCTCTTGGTCTAATGTAACGCCATTAAGTTCGGTAACAGTTTCAGACAAATCAGCTAATGCTTGATTACGAGCTGACTGAGATGCAGTTTCATCTAATACCACATCCCTTAAAGAGCGCAAAGACTTTGATGCTTCGTTTGCTGCTACATTAGCTTCTGCTTGAGTTTCATTAAATTTCTTTTGCTCTGCTGTTGTACCTGCAATAGCCATCTTTACCTTATCCCAATTCTTTGTTAAAAGACCTATTGCCACTACTGCTGCACCAATACCTGTTGCAAGCAACGCACCCCTTAAACCTTTTAGCCCTTTGTTTAATCCTGTAACAGCATCATAAGAATCCCTATACCTTGAAGCTAATCCACCTGTTAAAGTGTTAACCAAACCTGTAATACCATAGTTTTTTGATACTTGGTCTGTTAGGTCTTTAGTGCCTGTTGTAAGGGTCTTGGCTGTTTTTGCTGCTTTTGTTCGTTGTAAGTTTAATTCTCGTAAACCAAGATTATTATCCTTGATAGATAGTCCAAGTTCTTCAATTTGTTTTTTTAATCTCTTTTGCGCACCAATAGCATTTTTAGGTGTGCGTTTTAATTGTTCTTCTAATTTCAAAGACTCTTTTTGCAATTCAATAGTCAGTTCCTTTTGCTCTAAAATCTCCTGCGTGATTAGGTCAAGCTCTTTCTGTGCGCCCTTAGTTTCTGCTCTTAATTCTATGGTTATTACTTTTCCCATTGTGCTTCTTTTTTGATTTGGGTAAATGCTTGTTTTAAGTTCTTAGGTAGGTAGTTCTGTCCTTTAGCTATTCGGATGTTTTCCGAGCCATCTTTTACATAGGGTAGTAAATCTAAGATATTCTGTATCATAATTCGTTTAATAGTTCTATGTTTGATTCGCCTGTCGCTAAGTTCGTTTCTATGCTGTTGATCTTATACCTTTTGCCATTGATATCAAAGTTGTCAGCAAGTGTAAAGTTTAAAAGGATTCTAAGGGGTAGATATGTTTTTACTTTTGTAAGCCTGTTCTTTGTGTTGAATACATTTGTGATATAATTGGTGTGGTAGTTTTGAAACAACGTACCTGTAAACGCACTATCCCCTGTGTATTCGTTTTTCTCTAACTTAAAATTAATATTATCAGTAGATGTACCTGAGCTAAAAGAAACGCTGTTAGATGGCATATTTACACTACCTGAAATTGATGAGTGTGTACCATACGTGCCATCAGGGTTAACAAAGTCTATAAAGCTAATAACCTCACTTGGGTTTGTATATACAGGATAAAACAATAATGGTTTACCTATATAGCTCTCTTGGTTATCATCTACGCTATAACCCCATTGTATATCTGTTTGGCTTTCTGTGTCAATATCTATAAGTCTTTCGTATTTAGGGTGTCCGAATGGTGCTACTACGCTATAAAGAGAACCATCAACTACATTACCATCAGCGTCTGTTTGCGTAAAGTCTGTCTTAGCCCACTCTTGACTGAATAGTTGATTATGAGTAGCAGCTAAAAATGTATCTGTATCTTCATAACCAAACGACACCTCTCTATAAGGTAATGCTATGTTTACCTGACTGCTGTTTACATCTACAAACTCGCTTATGTCGTATGCTGTGCTTATTGATTTTTTGTTTGCATAGAAGTTGTCTAAGGTGTCTATATATATCGTGCCTCCATCCTCTACAAATGCTACAAGGTTAAACATCTTAAATATACCTGTAAGAAAGTCAATTACTTTAATCTCAGGTATTTGTTCACTTATTACAAACTCAAAGTTAGCAGGTGCAATATAACTACCTGTTGAGTGTGTTGTTGTTACTGTGCCTGATGGTGTAGCATATTGAGTAGTCCACTTTACATCGGTAAAACTAAAGGATGATGTGTAAGTTATTGTAACTGTATATTGTGCTTGATTTGTGATAAATGTAGTTAAGTCAATAGTTTTAGATGTAGCTGTTATATTGCTTTCCGCATATATTTCTAAACCATTTTTTGTTATAGATATATCGTAAGGGTTTGACGAAGCCCTTGTAAGGTTTAAATTAAAATCAGCTCCTACACCCCCTGATGGTATTTGCCACTTTAGAATAGAAGTTGAGTTCATCCTACTTGCAGGTGTACTACCTGATGGTGTGGTAGTTCCAAACCCAACAGTCCAACCATCTATAAGGTTTACAAATTGATCTGTTTGCCCTCCCCTTGATACAATGCCCTTTTTTCTATGTAACCACATAAACAAATCGTAATAAGAATCGTTTGATGTGTTAAAAAAGTCTGTGCTAAAGGTTATGCCATACCTATCTTCAATAGCCTCTATGATCTTGTGTATTCTTAATGCATATTTTAACTCACTCCATGCAAGACCGTGATTATGTGAACCACCGCCTGTATGGTTGAATAAATTACCTGTGTTAGGTGTGTTATCCGCACTATCGTAAAAAAGTCTTTTAGTGTGTGTAATAATAGGCACTACCACATCGTTTGTAGATGGGTTGCGTTGTAACGCAGTTTCTATACTTGATGGCGAAAACGTTTCATTAAGTGTGTTTAACTCCGTTAATGCGTTTAACTTATCTTCTCCTAACAAGTCTTTTAATGCTACTGTGTTGCCAAAGAAAGTAATGCGATACGATTTGGGCTTTCTGTTTTGTAGATCAACACCCTCTAACTTTATCTTCCCCTTTTTGAATGGTAGATAGTTTAGTTCAAGTGTAGCATCTTTCTTTGTTCTCGCATCAAAGCCCCCTATAATATCAAAGTTGTAATAGTGCTTAAATATCTTGTTATTAGTTTTTGAAGCAGGTAGGGTAAAGGTTTTAGTAAACTCTGTGAACACCTTAGCTATATCCTTTACGTTCTTAATAGACTGCGTAATGTTTACGTTCTCATCTTTGAACATATCAACCCTTTGCCCCTCTATGTATAACTGTATGCTTTGCACTATCTTATGTTATTTATTTTATCAAAAGCGTGTTCAAAATCTACTGTATAGTTTGCAAGTTTATCGTTAACACTTGTCTTGTATGTGATTGACTTAGTTAATGGGATAACAGGTATAACCTTCTCTTCTGTTTCTGTTATCTCTGTGTACCATACCTGTTCACTTAATAATAATTCCTCTAAGACAGCGTTATGGTCATCATTAACATATCCCGTGTTCATTGTGATTCTATCCTTACCCTGCGCTAAGAACGCCTGCTGTTGATGCTTATATGTTTTATAGCTTAGGGTAGATTGGTCGAATATAGATGCCTTAAACTGCTCAGATGTTACGCTTGTGGATTCTACTGACTTCTTAAAAAACCAAAGGTCTTGCAAAGCGCCAAACTTATTTACGAATGTAACTTTATAAGGTTCGTATTTACATTCATCTGTGCTTAATATCTTAACTACCTCAACACCATTATCTGTTGCTATGTAAACTTCATCTACAAGTCCTATATCTAATTGATTAAGAAAGTTTGTTAAACAACTTGATGTTTCAAGTGTACCTCCATCGGTTAAAACCCTTTCTTCATAAGTGTCGTTGTTATCTTGACCACTTACTGTAACGTAGTCTATTTGACCACTTGTAAATGTGGAGTTCATTATTGTTTGTGTGCGTTTCTCCTCGCCTTTGTAAAAGAATGTTACTGAGTTAGTATCTTCTGTAAATACAGGGATTCTTACGTTGCTATCGTTTAGTCTAAATATAGTATTGTTTGACATCAATAGTCCTCTTGAAAGCTGAGGATTCGTACCTTCGTGAAAGTAGCCATAACCATCGAACGCTATATAATCATTGTTGTCGTTATCAATAGCTGTACCTCCTCCATCAGCTAAAGGGTATTGAATTATATCGGATTCTACCCATACTGTTTGACTATCATATTCTCCATCAAACTCTATTTCAAGATAATCCCTTACAAGCTCACTAATCTCAAAAACTACATAGGTGTTAGAGTCTATTGTGTTTTTAGTTATGGTATATTTTGGTGAACCTTTGTCAATAGTTATTGAACCTGTATAAATATATAGCCTCATTTTAGCACTCGCTAAATTGCTATGTTCTGTTTTTTTGTAAAAGGGGCTTCTTACGTTTATCTTAGTTGCCATTATCTATTCTGTTTGTTAAGTCTATCTCAAAAGATTTGCCTAATTCATTAGGTAAGTTTTTAAACGCAGCTTCAAAGGGCGTAGTAAAAAACATAGACGGCTTAATACCATAATTCTTTACGATCGTAGCAAGTGCAAACCCTGTCTGCTTGTAGCTTAGGAATCTACCCTTTTTATCTCTTAATTGTAACCTTTTAGCTGCTGCCCATTTGCTAAACGTACCTGTGGCACTTTCTAACCCCACAAGATTAGATGATTGTTTGTAGCTAAAGTTACTTAAAGACTTGCCACCTTTGACACCCTTAACACCCCTATCTTGAAACATACCATAATCTTCCATCTCAAAGTAAAGTCTAAAACCCTTACTTACCTCATCTATGTCATAGCTAATTGAGTTGTACAAATCCTTTGAAAAGTTTTTAGTGCCATACTTCTTGCTGCCTTTAGTAAGGTTCGTGCGTGATTGCTGCACTACATACTTACCAAACGCCCTAAGAGCTTTCTGTGTTTCTTTTAGCTGCATATATTAATATCGTTTTCAATTAACACATCAAACGTACAAGCAAACCCTGCTACTTGATTCTCAAACCTATCGTAAAAAGGTTCGCAAGATGGATCGCCATCTAATTGGTATTTGGTTGTGTACAACGCACCACCTCTAAGTACACCTATAAGTTTGTTGATTACAGCAAGTTGTGTGTTGAGTACATCGTGTTCGTTGTTGTTACCCCTAAAGATGTTTGTTGTTTCATCTTTACTTTGGTCAACGATATCCATAGCAAGGATAGACATACTAAAGCGCAACACCTGCTCTTCTATTGTTACGTTGTTTACAATGATATGGCATAGAGGGAAGATAGTCTGCTTAGATAGGTCGATGTCTGTTATATCGCCTGTGGTTACTGTGTTGACGTTTACATCGTTTAACAGTTGGTCTTTTATTGTTTCTGTGATTTGATAAAAACCTCTTACACCTTGATTAGCCATTGAATTTACTTTTTATTTGTCTTGCTTCTAACTCCACTTTGTCTTTCATAAAACTTAGGGCATATAAACATTGATGAGCATTTAGTTTAGTGATATCTTCAAATCGTCCAATATCCCCCTGAGCGAGTGCGTAAAGTGATTGATACCACCCCCATTTTCGTCCGAAATTAGATGCAGAGCTAAGTTCATCTCCTCGTTCCCCAAATAATTCAGCATAGCTTTCGATAAGTCCATCCCTAAATTGTAAAAAAAAACAATAGAACCTAAGACTGCACTCATAGGCATATCTTTCATCTGCTCTGCGTTATCTACGCTGTAATCCTCTACGTTGTACTTATCGCCATATTGATTAGTAATTGGTCTGTATAGAACATTCATAGCCCTATGCATATTATCCCAATCGCCTATAAACGTATCTAAGTCTATGTATTCGCCAAAGCTCATATCATCTAACTTAGGTATAAACCCATACTGTGTACCTTTCATCTTGAACATAGTTTGCAGTTTGGGTGTGTTGTTTAGCATCTCAGTTAATATCTGCACTATGCTGTTAATGTCAGTAGCCCTCATCAGTAGGACGTGATCTCCACGAATCCCACAAAAGATTTCTATCATCTTAACAGCTAAAAACTTCTCATCCTCGTTTTTGTCTTGTATCTTTAGATATCTCTGATATTGGTCTAAGGTTATCTCATTAAGTGATTCAGGGATTTCTATATCTACTTTCATAATTATATATCGTAAAAAAAAATGATTTTAGCGAATAGCGTACTGACCTCTATTTGGGTTTTGCAGTTGGTATCCTACGCTATATCTAATCGCATCAATAAGGTGGCAATAAGCATCGACAGGCGTGTTTGACTTACGCTCTAACCATCTGTAATTGTTCAGCTCTTTAATTAGGTTTGTACTATCAGGGCTAACCACAAGGTCGTAGTCTTGCAATAAAGATATCCCATAGGTAATACTACCCTGCCCTTTAATTGATGGCTTTACACTACATCCTTTTGATTTAAGTTCGTGTATTAGTCTTGGTTCTGCACTATCCCCTACGATAAGACCATCCTTAGCGTGTTTAAGATTGAGTTGTGCTATCTGTGATGTAGTTAGTCGTGGCAGGTAAAAACATTCCCTTAGATATATTATTTTGTTATCTGTATCTATGTTTGTTTCTACAAGGGTTGATGGGTCAGCAGCAAAACCATAATCCTGCCCCCATACGCTTACACCTTTCTTTTTAAATTCGCCAATAGTCCAATTATCAAATATCACACCCTCAGCTTTAGCCATCCAAGAACCTAACATTTGTTGTTTGTATTTCTCAGGTCTGCGCTTTTGCATTTGTTCTATCTGCTCTATGTAGCTTTTAGATAGATTGTTTAGGTTATCTAAGTATGTGGTATGAATGTATGTGGTGTTATCCTTATTCGTATTGCTACCTTCCTGTACACCCTTATCCTCAAAGAATCGTGTATAGACAAAATGCTCTTTGGTTGTGGGGTTAAGTATTAGTATTACTCTGTTTTGATTACCTTGCTGTCTTACTGATAGATCAATAGTATCAAACTTCTGCTCGTCTGTTAGTTCCTCTGCTTCATCCACAACCCAAGTCGTTATACCTGTTAGTGATTTTAGACTTGCTGTCTGATCTCCTGAGCTTGTCTTGATCCCTCTAAAGATTATCTTGCTTCCTGATTTTCTATTTATTATCTCGTCTTTAGTAACGTGGAAGTCTGCAATACAATCCATCAGTTCTAACTTCTCTATAAACTCAGGAATGATTGAGATACGAGCAGACGTTAAAGTGTATCGTGTAAATAGGATTGTATGCCCACGCTCATAGGTAAGTATAACAAGCAAAGCATTTATTGAGAAAGACTTACCTGATCCCCTACCACCTGTAACAACAAAGTATCTACTATCGTCTGTTGATATTGGTAGGTATTTCTTATGTATGTTAATCGACAAACTTAATTAAGTCCTTAAAGTTTATATTCAATCCCTCAGATGAGTTGATATCCATACTCTCTTTTGGCTTACCATAACGATAGCTTAGGTATAATTGGATTGCTCTCATATCGCCTTTAGATACAAGTTCTCCTAACTTAGCAAGAGCTGTATCACTATCTATAATCGCATCTAAGCGTTCTACTAATTTAGCTTCGTCTGCTTTAGGTTTTCTACCTGCTCCTTGTCTTGCTCCACCATGCATCTTGATAAAATTTGATTATTCAAGTATATATCGTAATTATTTAGGATTTTGTGTACCCTTTAATTCTTGCACCTCTTTAGCTAATTGACTAACCATTAAATAGAGTTTTGTTGTAGCTCTTTCTATCTGCTCAATCTTCTGTGCTTGTGTCCACTTTTTTGTTTTCATCTAATTGTTTTTCGTATAGTGCGCAGTCGTTACATTGAAACACGCAGCGTGAGTATGTAAATTCATCGTCAAGGCATATAAAGTTATTTTTTTCCATCTTCATATCCTTTTAAGTATCCTATAAACCAAAAGAAGGCACAGAGTACTATGGTTGTTAAGAACCCACTAAAGTCCATATATAGTATCATAATCGTTTGTATCTAAGGTCAGGTCTATCTTCATTACTAAAGTGTTCTATCATTCTATCACAATACTTTAATATCTTAGGATCATCAGTTGTTGTTTTCCAATGTTTGTAATATCGTATCATGTGTATCATCAGAATAGTCTTTGTTGTTGTTTATGTTGCTCTATTCGTTTCATGGCAGCTTCGTAGTATTCTTTATCAAGTTCGCACCCTGTAAGCTCATATCCTAAATTATGACACGCTATTGCTATTGATCCACTACCTAAATGGGTGTCGAGTATTTTATTTCCTTCTTCTGCATAGAGCATTAAAAGCCATTCGTACAACTTAATAGGTTTTTGTGTTGGATGAAATCTTTGACTTCTATCCATTGATAAGTGATGCTTATATGAACGTAAAGCCCTATTAAAAGATGTAAATGCAAGTTCGCCATCAGAAAAATCACTTGTGCCATTCATCTTGTCCCAATACACCCAACCCATTGATGGCTTTTTGATTTTGTCAATCATATAGTTTGCACCCCATATAATCTGATTCTTTGATACCCTAAAAAGCTCGTCAAAAAATTCTTGTTTTGGTGTTTCACTATCCCACTCTTTACCTTTGTTTTTATATTTACCGCTTCCCAATTGCATTTTGTTTACCTCAATACCATAGGGGGGGTCAACAATAGCAAGGTCGAAGTAGTTATCCTCATACCTTGCCATTAAATCCATACAGTCCTCGTTTGTTATCATTCTGCTGTAACTGCGTTTGCATTGTATATAGTCGCTTGTTGGTTCCTCGGCTGTATATTAAACCCTACTAACATAGCTTCTAAGCGTGTTTTAACATCGTTTCTACGTTCCTCGGGTACTTGATCTATAAGTGAGTACAGAGGGTCCTCTATTCGCTTTGTAATTATCTCTATCGGTTCGTCCTTTATATTGTAGAATATGTTATACACCTTGTCAAAGTCTGCCTTAAAGTCTTTATCGTGTTTGTAGTAATGGGTAAACCTATCTAAGTGATATATAACTGTGGCGTGGTTTTGCTTAAATGATTCTGAGATATGCCTTTTAATCACTTCCTGCTCACGCATTATTCTATAAGCCATCATCCTACCCCTTACTGTTTTGTGCTTACGATTGTTCTCAGTTATATCTATACCTAAGTGTTCTTTGATGATTTTCTCTAATCGTGTCTTAATGTCTTTTGTGTATGTCATCTAATCGTGCTTAATTTATTTTTAACAAATTGATTATAATATGTAACTACGTTATCCTTTGTGGTGTTTAAGTATGGTGGCATACTTCTGTTAAGAAACAGAGCAAACTTAACCAACTCTTTTAACATCTTATCTACATTGTTTGTTTTGCGAATTACCTTATTAATAATAACTGCTAAAGCACACTTGGTCAACTTGTGTGTCATTTTATCCCACTCAAGATATTTGTTGATCTCATCTATATAGGATGATTGTAGTAGATAATATAATCTCAATCGGGTTGATGCGTTGCTTTGTATTTTTGCGTTCCCTGTTCTAAAAGAATCATTTGATGATTGAGTGAATAGCATCCTGATAGATGCGTGTGAGAATACACCATTAACAGCCATAGCTTCATCAAGTTGCTTAGGTGTTTCAGGGCTGTTGTATATCTTATTCCAAACAAACGTATAGAAGTTATCATTATCAAAAGGGTTCACACTTCGTTTAGTTGCGTGAAATCTTATATAATCCTGTATCTGTAATGGCTTTCGTATATTGTTAAGTGATAGAAAAACATCCTCAGGTTTTACCTTTGTATCGTTTGGCACTACAACAGCGTGTATCTCTTGATTAGGCATCTTCTCAATTACAGAGCTTAACCTTTGGTATCCATCCTCTACTGAGTATAACCCTTTGCGTATTTCGTATAATGTTACTGCTGTTAAAAACCCATTCGCTTTGATTGAGTTATTTAAGTTGCTTATGTGATGTTTCTCTTTCCATCTTTGATGTAGAGGGATTGTTATTTGATTTTTTAAATCCCTTGCTTTGAATGTTCTTATCTCTGTTCTCATGTTATAAAATTCCTGTTAAACAATAATTATCTAAATCTGCGCCATGTACAAAAAATGTTTCAAAAACTTCTATGGCTTCGTGTGTTTTTCTTTTACCCTCATTGTAAAACTCTTCTGATACATCGTATATCGCTATATCAAGAGTTCCCTTATCCATTACACCAAACTTAAAGTCTGTGTAAGGTACGTTAAATAATTCACAATAAATATACACTTGTATATCGTATCCATACTTACGAGCTGAGTAAGGGAATCCCTTTATGTCAGTTGTAGTCTTTAGATCAACGATTTTGTTTTTACCTAATACATCTGCTTTACCTCTAAATGGATAACCACCTATCATACCACAGGCAGGTACTTCAAACTCGCTTTTGTCTAATAGTCTTAATGCCTGTTCGTTTCTTAGGAACGCATCAGCTAATCGCTCTGCATCTCGCTTTTCCTTTTGTGTAAATACTTTACCATGCTCTGCTAATGCTTCCTTATACTTCTTTGTGTTCTTGCTTTGCACATCTACAAAGATTTGATCGTTGAAAACTGAGGGCTCGAGGATGGCGGTATGAAACAACCACCCATCTCTTAACGGTTGGGATTCAGGCGAACCATAGTCTGTAACAAACCTATACTTCTTTGGGCTTTGGTGTAGCATCTTAATTGATGATGAGCTTAGGGCTACCTTTGACATATACCCATAGTAAAACTCGTCCTCTCTCAGTAAATCTATAAGGGTGTCTTTCTTAAAGCGTTCCCCATTTAGTAGTGTTATCTCGCTCATCTTAAGTCTGCTTCAAAACAAGTTCCACTACAATAATCTGCTAACTTTCTAACCTCTGTACCACACATAGGGCATGAGTACTCAGGTTCTTCGTTATACTTTAACCAATCGCTATAATCCATATTTATTCTCTTTTAAATTTTCTAACTCTTTCTCTACTCGTCTTGCACGTTCCACAGCTCTAATAACTGATTGACGTTCCTCTCGTAAGATACGCTTGTAGCTGTATCGTTCTAACTCTAATTGATTAATATAGAACACGAGTCGTACAGCTGCTTCTGATACTTTTTGCAGTTCCTCATTGTCTGACTTCTTTTGCCACTTGCTGATCGCTTCTAAAATCTCAGCAGAGTCTATCATATATTGTAACTGACCAAAATCCATATCAAGCATATAATAATTCCTACAAGTCCTATCTGTGCAAAGTCTATCTTCATAACCCTAAAAACTTTTTAGCTTTTACCTACCACACATTTTGAGTGTAGTATAAGTTAAACTCCGTCTGAGTCATTACTTCTATCGTTTCGCCTTTGTTGACGATGTATAATCCTGTGGGTGTTATTTTGAAAACCATGCTAATAGAACGTAAGTGATTAGTAATATATCTAAGATGGCCACCCAAAAGGCAACTGTGATAGCAACAGCGTACATAGTACCCTCAATGCTATTTATGTAATTAAATAATTTTCTCATATTATCGTTTTAATGTTATACAAATATAATAAAAAAATGTTAATAAATCAAATTCATATATTAAGATGCATTATTGTATTGATCTTGTTTATCGTTTCTTGCTTGTCTACAATCCCTTTATCATCGTAGTAAACATAAACGTAAGGGGCAAACATACGTGCGTAGTTATCGTTCTTTTCTTTGTGGTTTGCCTTTGCTCTGTTTTGGTAAGCTGTATTCATCATCTTGTAAGAGATAGGTTTTATCTGTATCCCTAACACAATGTAATCGTCTTTTATAACCTCAGCATCTATGCAATAAGTGTGGTCTTTCTCAAAGTCTGTTTTGATTATATCTATATTGGTAAACTCTTCTTTAAGTTCGTCTATGATGCTAAGCTCCTGTTGGTATCCGTTCCAAGTCTGTCCTATCACACGATAGAAAACATATTGCTTTACCTGCTCAAGTGGTATCCATTGATTTTTTAAGTGTATCCTTTGGCTTACATAGGATAGTTGCTTAAAACCTACTGAGCATTTGTACGAGTACTCCCAATCCTTATGCGTTTTGCTTTCGTGGTATTTATAGAAGTCGCTTATTAGCTTCATACACTTACCTACATACTTGGTCTGAAAAAAATGATTGACACTCTTATCCTTGTTTAGCTTTCGGTACAGGGCATCGTCTAAAGGTTGTTTATACTTGTATGCCTTTGTCATATAAAGTGTTTAGTTCGCCTATGTATTTTTGAATTACCCTTCTTGCTCTGTCATTAGGACATCCACAGGGTTTAGGTATATCAAGTTTGTGGTCAAAGTATTTAGCGTGTAGCTTTGCTATCATCTCAATTTCATGCTTATTAACCACACCTCTGAGATTGCTTTTAAACTCAGTCCACTTGTCGTAATCTTGTTTATTCAGATTTTTCATTGCGATTTATTTTGATAGAGTTCCAAGATTCTCTACGTCTATCGCACCCACAGTTAGGGTACATCTTCTTATATATATAGCGAATCCCTGTGTATTTTGTAAAATAATATACTAAATCTCCTAATCCCATTCTATATTGTTTTTGATTAATTGTTTAACATTCTTATAGGTATTATATAGAGAGT